TTTGCAAACTCTTGACGTAGTTATCAAACAGCGCCTTGAAGTTCTCATCTTGTTGCAGCGCAGCTTGAGCCTTGGGGTTGGACTGCATGATCTGCTGTGTGTACTGCAACTTGGTCTGCGCCGTAGGGTCGTTCTCTTGGTACAAAGCCTCGTTGCCAAGCAGCATGTTGCCGATGTCGGACTGCACATCCTTAAACATCTGCTTGCTTGCATCCTGCGGATTAAGGATCAAGTCTTTTGCTACTTCTGGAGCAATAGCCTGAATCATCATCTCGGTGAGCTTGTTCCTGTTTAGAACTCCACCAGTGTCGAGTTGAGCAACTTTAGTAAGGAAATCAATCTTCTGTGCAATGTAGTCCTTATCCAGATCCATCACGTCAAACTTGACCGTAAGATCAAACTCGTTATGGATCTCAGACAGGCTTTGCGGCAACTGTCCGCCGGTGATGCGCTGTATCTCAGCAGGAGACATGTACTGACAGCACAGGCTGAACATCTGCCTAAAGATTGTCCGCCAAGTCAGTAGCCAAGTGTTGACCATCATCTGCTGAGACAGCTGCGTCTTTCGAGGATCAACTTGTCCATTCAGTGTGCCAAAGTAGGCTGCATGGCTTGCTTCGACGCGCTGAATCAAGTTAAACGCCACACCCGGCTCGCGGGCTGGTGGCTCCATGAAGCTATAGTCACTCTGGTTTACAACTGGCAAAGATACTCCGGGGCCAATTCGATTGATGGCTCCAATTCGTTTAACGACTTTAATGGGGGGAAGAGTCGCGAAGGCAGTATAATCCCGGATGGAATCGTGCTGCGCTTTGACTTCATCTTGGTCCGTGTGAGCAAGCTCAGGGACGCCGCGAGTATCAATAATGGCACGGCGAATACACTCACGACGGAACTCCACAAACGGATACTCTCCGTGCGCGTAATCGAGTCTTTCATGGATAGCATAAGAGATTTGCTCCTTCCGGTGATCGACAGCTGCTTGTGGACAGATAACAGTGTAGTAGATACACGGAGCTTTGCCGTCCAAGCTCTTGGTGTAGCAGTACACGATCTCAATCATGTTCTGGTAGTTGATGCCGTTGTACACCAATAGCTCTGTGCTAGGCAGGATGTTTGTGTTGTACATCGTACTGCTCTTGCCAGCCATCTGCACAGCCAGCTCTACCCAGTCTGCATTCCAGCCTTCCGTGGTAATCTTCTCACGAATCTCCACTTCAGACATCCAAGTCCGGCGGAAGATTACACGGGCTCGTTGCAAGTCCGCTGTCTCAGGCGGAACAAGAACTTCATCCCAAGGCTTAAGAGCAATAATCTCAGGAAGGTTTTTGCTAACGTATTCTTCATCTCTAGTCGTAGCTCCAGTTTCGGCCAATTCCTTGACCATTCGTTTTGCGTCAGTAGCTGTTAAATCTGGAATAGTCGCCTCAAGAATAGCCGCAGCTTCATCAGACTGTTGCATGATCAAGTCTGGCAACTGCATGAGCGTTGGACTTTGCGACTGTTGCGCTAAAGCCATGATCTCATTCATCGTTACAGGCTGCTCACGCTTGCTGATGTTCTGTCTCCAGCCCACAAAGAAGGCAGACCAGCCGTACTGGAAAGCGTACTGAGCGCCAAGTTCAGCTTCCCGGCGAAGCTCTAGCGGCATCTTGCTGTCGCGAATCCAATGAAGCAACGTAGTAGCAATGCCACTAATCGTCATGTCATTCATGTCGATCCCGCTTGTGCGAATGGTAGCCCGCTCAAACGCAGTCACCATCAGCGCAGACAACTCGTTACAGGTAGAATCAATCAGTCGGTTGCGAACGTCGCTAGCTCCCTCAAACGGCCAAGCAGGATCACCTTCGTTACGTAAATTACTATGCTTTTTTCCGTCTTCACTTTGTCCAGCCCACCGAGCAAAACGCACATCATCGAACTTCGTCGTCAGGTTACCCTGCGTCGAGTTAATCATTGCGCGATTGTACTCACTCAACAAATCCCCAACGTCAGGGATGGCTGTTGCAATAGCTAGAGGATCTGAAGAAGCTGAATACATAGACAATTAAACTTTTAATAGGAACCGCATTTAGCCATTTGCTTAACTTGCTTTTCCCATTGTTCGCCTCCAAAATATTGTGGCTGCATTACCACCATATACCCTAAGGCGTCAATTGGATCTTTACTAGCACCTTTTTGTCCGTCTTGTCCAGACCATTCCTTTAAACTGTATATTAAGTTCTGACAAGACTCGTGAACCATTAATTTAGGATGGTTTACACCCATTACCATTGGTTTTTCTCTATCCCATGACAAAAGATCATTGATAATCATTACACGCTCCTCAATTGGCAAGGCTGCTGAAGGCGTAAATATAAGCGGATTATCAGCCTGATAAAGCAAGTCTAACACTGTAACGCCACCGTCCTTGGTGATCGTCTCTGTACCGGCGGTTCTAGGGTCAATCCAGCGGTCTACGATCATCTCGCGCTTGTCCCCGGCGGTCTCTAGGCTCCAGATAAGCTCAGTGTACTCATTCACCCCACGGCCAGCACCAGCCTTCTGTGCCGGTCCAGCTCGTCCGTCGGCCTTGTCACTTGGAAGCGCCCATTCGCCGTAGCTTTGGTCCGGCCACTCACGGTAGACCCATAGTATACCGTGCTTGTCTACTCTAGCCCAGAGCATAAACCAGTTCCGAGCGCCTGCTGGATCGATCGCCATGTAGTTGCTCCCGTCAGGAATAACCTCTTCCGCGTCACCTTTCCACAGGTTATGGTCACCAAACATGGGGAATTCGGAACCAGCCGTCTGGTCAGCCCACCCATAAGCGCGAATCTTGATGTCGTGGCTAGAGCGGCCTGACAACTCCTGCTTCATGCGCTCCCAGTTGTTGTACGGGTTAAGCTCGGTATGATACCAAATGCAGGCATGTCTACCATACAAGTTCTCCGCCTGATAGGGCATCTCTCCTTTAGGGACCGTTAGAACATTGTTATTTGGCAAAAGTGGAGACTTACGGGTAGCCGTTACCTTGGCACTGTTGATGTACTCCTTCACAACCTGGGTGTACCCTTGCACCGGCGTAAAGGTGACGATCAGCTTACCCGAGCGGGTGACCAAACGGTAGCGCAGGGTGTCAAGCCAGTTCTGCGGGACAAGTTCGTCGCACCAGACGTAGTCCACCTCACCACCTTCGACGACCTTAATGTCCTGGGCGTAGTTAAGGAACCAGATCTGGTTGCCCATGTACACCGCCGTATTGTCGCTAAAGCCGTTCTTCTGGCTAAAGCTGATCTGGGTATGGTTAGTGCGCTTAATGTTGCGGATCTCAGGCGGAAGGTACTTATAAAAGACGTTCTGCTGGGCGGACACACTGGTCATGTGGTTAGTGTGAAAGCACCAGATGCGGATGTTGCGCTTGCTGTAGCGGTCCTTTACCCAAGACGGCGCTTGTCCATTAAGGTCAGTCCCTACAAAAGCTTGGGCCATCCGTTTAGCTGCGTACTCAGTCTTGCCACTACGGTTCCCCCCAAGGACGACGATCTCGTTAAAGCGGTCGAGCAACTTGTCGGCATCTGGCCAGTGCGGCAGCTCGTGGCCATAGCGCATCGGATCGTTCTGCTCAGCCTTAATCTTGTTCTCCCGCATCAGAAAGAGATCAAGCACCTTCTCTGGGCCAATGTTTTCGATCATCTCCAGCCGCTGCCGCTTACCGGGCGCCGGCAACGTCGGATGTTCCTCCAGCTTGTAGGCTAAAACTTTCTCGATAATTTCCTGTTTTTCTTCATTCATAGTGTTGACTTTCCCTGAAGATGCTCTAAATTCTCTCTGTCGTCAAATAAACGACCGTGTACCTTCTGCGCCACCTGAAACATCGGACGCACGAGCGACTAAATGGTTCCAGCTATTCCTCTTGAGCTGGATTAAACATCTGCATCGGTCTCAAAGTTGCAGAGTGCTGACAGTCACGCCTACGAGAAGGGCAAGAGTTTCCCGAACGGGTAGCCATCACTCACGACTGTAATTGCGAAACGAAACGACGACACTTATACGGATCGTTGATCTCCTTTTTGTATAGTACTCCCCCAAGCGTAGGCAGTAATGCTGATTCTTGGGGGTACTATGCTCACTCGCAACTCTTCTTGCCGGATTGTTTATCACCTCCGGTGAGCAGCTTTAGCTGCGAGAGTGAGCATCTGGGCAAAGCCTAGTGCGAACGGCAACACGAAGTAGAGTGCAAGATAAAGCTTAACTTTAACTGCGCAGTAAGAAGTAAGCCTTAGCTTAAGAACAGATAATCCAGAGTATAGCCAACTCAAACGTGTTAAGCTGCATCTCTTGTGCATTCACCAAGCTTAAGCCCCACTTAAGCGCGATATGCAGAACATAACCTGCGCTAAGTGCTATGATAAGCGACTTAAGCTTGCACTTAAGCTGCTCAAGCTTGTCATATACCGCTAACTTGTCCTTAAGCGTTATCTTATGCATATGATCTTGTTCTTAACCCGGATCTTCTGACCTTTACGAAAGTTAAAGCCTCTAGCCCCCACAAACACCTTATCCTCCAAGTCCGTCTTTACCCAGCGACTATTGGGATACAACATGACAATCGTTTGTTCCGTAACCTCACCACTTACCGGTAACTGCTGCGGTTCTGGCACAGGTGTCACTGGTACTACCGGCGTAGACTCTTCCACAGGTTGCTCCTGTTCGGCCACTTCACAAGCAAGCGTTCCATCAAGCAAGTCGCTGCGATAGATACGACGAATGCCCTTAAAGGCTTTACGCTCGATATAGTCCTCATCAAGCTTGTATGCTAGTGGCCTATACGCGGGGCCTAAGTGCTGCTTAACCGTCTTCTCGCTTAGTGTGTACTTGGTCATAGTACTAGCGACGGTACACTACCCAAGTGTAGCATGCAAGGTAAGGGTAAAGGCAGCGCAAGCTTACGCCCAACAAGGGCCAGCTAACCGGGCACCCGCTCGACAAGATCCCCACAGAACTCGTCTATTGCACCCAGCGGCACAACGTGTACGCACGCTGCCATGCGCAGGCTAGGGCAAGCTACAGGTGTAGGGCAAGAAGAAAGCCCGCTACACTTACGACGGTGTAACGGGCTCGGCCAACCGCTGCGCACGGTTGGGAAATGTCTTGCAAGACGTAGGGGAATATAGCATGGCGACGGTGATGCGCAAGCGCAAAGGGGCCAGTTGGCGCAAAAAAATCTGAGGGGTCTTATGCGTCCACGTCGTCGGCGCCGGGCGTTGTCGATCCCCCTCCCCCCCTATCGCCGGTTTTACTCTGTAGATTCACCGTTTCTCTCTGTAAAAACCCATTCCATATGATATGCGTTGTATTGCGTTATGGCCAACCTACTCAGCCGCAGCCGCTTGCAAGGGCAGTCCAAACTGGTGGTGTCGCGATGGTCCGTTTGATGGTCGGGGAGGTCGCTTGTGACGTGCCGATGGGACGCACGAGGGGCGCGAAGGGGCGCGGGCATACGACTTTAGCTGCCGACCATACGACTTTAGCGGCGGGCAGCACGAGGCGCGGACGCGCGGTCGTCTCGTGTGTCGCGGGGGCTGTAACGAATCCAATACCCTACTACGGCACTAGGGTATTTGCCCGCCGCTTTCGCACGCACGCACTCGCACGCACTCCGCACATTTGCGAGCCGCTCCGCACATATGCCGCACGCACTCCGTATCATGCTCCGACCGGCTCGTCACCAGCGCATCCACCGAGTTGCACGCTGCACGCGTTCTATTGCCAGGCACATCGCTTTTCTTTGCTCATGCTCGCTTTTTTGTTGCGTACTTATGCAAAGCGCCGTATCTTTGCACCCGTATGAATAACACATCACTAATCGACTCCCTCAACGCAGAGCTCCAATCAGCACAAGCAGAGCTGCTTGCACTCCGCACTGCGGGCACGCTTGGCATGCCAATTACAGAGGCTTATCTGCGTATCTTAAACGCAACAAACGCTTTAATGGCTTACAGAGTCGCCGTTCTAAAGCGTGCTTGCGTCACGCTAGCCTAACCCCTAACCCAATTCAACATCATGCTAAAAACAGATAAATCCTACACGATCTACGAAGGTGCAAAGTCCTTCACCTTCACACTGCACACTAACACCTTACGCTATAGTCATCGCGGCGTTTTTTACCCCTATGGTCGCAAGTGCAGCTTTGATCTAACCTTCACGACTCCAAACGGCACGCGCCTTCGCAAGTGGTTCTCTGACATCGGCGTGAATGAGCGCGCAGCATTCAACAACGCACTGAGAACCCTTCGAATCTTTACTCAAGACTAACTTAACCCAATGAACCCAAACGATATGAATACCTTCGAATACGCAGCTTATGTCCGCCTCTCCCTTCAGCTTATGGCTGCCGGCTGCCTATTGCTAACCGCAACACTGTGGATATCAGCCCTTAAAGACGCTCGCAAGTAATACTCAGCAACCTAACACACTACAAACAAGATATATGCAACTCACTCTCTCACAACCATCAAAGATGCCATGCCAAGGCTGGTCAGTACCCGCTCTCGCATGCAGGACAGGCTCGAAACTCGCTCAAGTGGAAGGCTCTGTATGTCACGGATGCTACGCACTATCCGGCTTCTACCGTATGCCCAACGTCCAAAGAGCCCTACAGCAACGGCTTGCGCTTATGGAGTCGCCTGAATGGGTACCCGCCATGATTGCCAAGATCCGCGCTACGGAAAAGAGCGGCTTTTTCCGTTGGTTCGATAGTGGTGACCTTCAGAGCCTCAAAACGCTAAAGAGTATCGTTCGCATCGCAATCGCGCTGCCTAATATCCAATTCTGGTTGCCAACCAAAGAATACGGCATCGTGTCAGAATACGTCGAATTATTTGGCGCATTCCCTTCCAACCTCACGGTACGCCTAAGCGCCTACATGGTCGACAAAGCAGGCCCGAACAGCTTAGCGCATGGCCTAGGGCTGACAACCAGCGAAGTCTCGTCAACCGCTGGCGATTGCCCAGCGCCAACACAAGGCAACAAGTGTGGCGATTGCCGCCGATGCTGGTCTAAAGACGTCCAAACTGTAACCTACCGCCTGCACTAAACATGAGAACCCCATTACTCATTGAAACCAAAGTCGCGCTTGAGGCGGCCTTGTGGCATATCCGAGACAACGAGAGTGTTGTTGACCTCATCGAAGACGCCTTGCAATCGCTTGAGGCCGCCATCGAAGCCGTCAACGGAGCTAAAGAAGACGCGCATCGCATGGAAGGCCGCGCGAACGTAGACACTGAGCTATTGGAGGAGCTGGCCTAATGTACTACCGCATCCAAACAACCAAAGGCACAGAGCCGGAAATTTTCGTTGGCGAATCCAGCGCGCTTTATCAGGCCCGCCTTCGCTTTGACGACGACGAATTCACCATCCTACCCTACACGCTTCCAGCGCGCCTAGAATCGGCACTCTCGCGCTTGTGGCGGGCTGACGCAAACGGGGCGGCTGCATCGATGTCTGACCTGTTTGATGGGTACGACCCCGAGCTCCTCGCCGATGAAATAGAGCGATCCCTTGCCAGCATGGACGCCTAACCAGAGCGCCCCTAGGTTAACCGCCTAGGGGTTTTCTCTGCCCTAATTCCTTCCCAACCCACGCACCTCACGCGCTACCCTACGCAGACTCTCGAGCAACGTAGCGAGCTGGCGCGCCAACATCCTTTCCCGCCTATGTGATACCTCATACATGCTCCGCCATTTCGCGGCCTCACTCGCATAATACTCCGACTCCTCTTCTAACGCTTCGCAATCGTCACACATCGCAAGTCGCTCTCTAGCAGCGCGATCCGAACGTGCTGCGCTTGGATGATGCGCCAGTACCGCTCGGTAAGATCGCGCAGGTCCAGGACTTCATTGGCCAGGTCAATCTCGTTCGGTAAAACCAAATTTGAATTTTGAATTTCGATTTTGAAATTTGAATTTGGAATTTGAATTTCGATTTTGGATTCCAAATCTGCCATCGCATCACTCGTTTTCAATCGTTCCAACATGATCTTGTGCTTTCGGCGGCTTAAGGGCCGCCATGAAAGCGGCTGAGATGTCCTGGTTCGTATGCAAGTGAACATGCTGATGCAGCGCATCCGGCGTCTTGTTCTTCTCTAGGTTAGCATACTTGTCCAACGTGATACCTAGCGCCAGCACAGCGTCCTTCGCGCTCATCTCCGGCATAAGCTCCATGACCCGCTGCGCAGCTCCGTCGATGACACTTTGCAGCTTCGCCTTCAGGTTCGTGTTGAAGTACGCATTGCGGAACTGGCTATCCATATCGAGCGCACTGACCTTGATCTCGTCCACACTCCGCTCGCTTATGCCAAGCTGCATAGCTATGGCTCTTGAGTGCTGACCCGTGATGAACAAGTCCAGCACTTTCTTCTGTATCTCCGGCGGTATACCGGCAAGCGCCCCTAATCCGTTCACCTTCTCTTGTATCACTCCAGGCACATGCTTCTCAATTTTAACGCCACTCAGTCCAGCAAGCTGCCGTGCCCTACTCTCAGGGGAGCGGTACACGGCGTTCCTCTTCTTGCGCTTGGGTGCCTCGCTCATTCTCGTTCACTCATGAATGACAGATCCTCCGCCATGATGCCGTGAACCTCACCAAAAGCAGCCTCACGGATAGCCTGAAGCTGCATATAGTAGTGGTCCGCCTTGAGCGCAATGCGAAGCTGAATGTCAGCCTCAATTTCACGTTCCTTTTTTAAAATTTGAATTTCATTTTTCAATTTTGAAATCTCCTCCTCAGCCTGAAGGAGTAGCATCTCTGTAGCTATGGCGTTTTCTGGTGTCATTTTTGTTTATCGTACTCTAATCCTGCCTTGTCGAGAAGCGCATACAGTCTTTTAGCTTCATCCTTCCACGAGTATTCCCGCTTAACCTGTGGCAGACCGACTAGCTCACGCAGCTTGTTCATGGCTTTGAACCCCACAAAGACAACCTGCTGGTTGTGCTCAAGCGCATAGCGAAGCTGCTCGGGACTGCGGATATTAAGCTTCTCGATGTACCGGGCCATCTTGAAGTCCAACGGAGCACACCCGCTCAGCTTCTCCATGCGGTACACCCACAGCTTACGACGGTTCTGAAACGCGCTCACTTCTGCGCCTCCTTCACCATTTCGGTGGCGTCACCAGATTGGTGCCATTTGCCTAGTGTCCTCAGAAACGCCTCTGCGCGTTCGCGAGCTGTAACGTCTAACATGTCGCTCGCTTCCATGCGTTGCCAGTTATGTGGATTTTGTAACTTTCCAAGTTCGTCCACATAATCGTACCGCATGTAGTAATCTTTACGCCACAGGTATTGTTCAGCCTCATGCATGGCGTTTAAGCAATTGCAGTAGTCTCGAATTGCTTGAGAGCCTACTGTTGATCCGTTGTCGGGGTACCAATCCCCGTTTGGCCTACGTTTTCGGCCACAGGCCTCTGCTATGGCCGCGTTGATTTGTTCGTCGGTCATTTTGCCTCCTCCCATTTACCTAGCGTCCGCAAGAATGCTTTTGCGCGTTGGCGGGCGGTGGCATGGACAGCACACTCCCATTGCGATGGCATAAAATCCACATAATCATGCCACTGTTCGATGGTCAGCGTTTTCTCGGCCTCATGCATGGCGTTAAGGTCGGCGCAGTAGTTTGGCACAAAATTAGGCACTGGAATATAATCAGAAGAGGTTTCTTTTAAACTTTTAACTTGAGGCGGCAAACCCCAAAGCGCAAAATTATGCCATACTCCACTGTTGCGAATATCCGTCCAGCCACACGCCTCGGCAATCGCTGCGTTAATTTGTTTGTCGGTCATTCCCCCTCCTTTTGTGTCAGCTTATACGACTCAGCCAACACAAGGTCAGCGTCGAGCAGCGCAGCCCGGTCGTTTGGAAACGCTGAGTTGGCGTTGTAGTGCTTGAGCAGGCAATGCTTGAGCTGCTCGATCGCTGATGCCGCCTGCACGGCAAGATGCCTGTGCATGATAAGATCCGCCTTAAGATTACCGATCATCTCGGCCTGTCGATTGTGTGCGTCCATATACTGTCTTAGTTGGATTGACTGTATTTGTGCCATTTTGTGTTTTGGTTAACGCCCATGCGACGCAATGCCGTCTTATCCTCGTACCCGATGCTGATGAGCGCCTCGACCATCTCCTCGTTCGAGGGCCACATTTCCTTGCGAAAAGTGCTAGGATGTGCGCGGAGCCACATGTCCATCTCCGGCCAACGGTCCGGCACCATCTTGTCGGCGAAGTAATCCCACCACACAACCTGCGCCACAAATACCTGCATCTTCACCGGCAGTTCCATGATCCGTGATCTCCACTCCCGTGGATCTACCTTCCGTAGCTGCGCGACCCAGCCGTTCGATTGTCTTTTTGTATTCCTGATTCTCATGTTTTAATTTGTTGTTTTCTTTTGTTAGTTCATGGAGGCGCTCCATGAGTGTGTCGATTAGGATGCTCATTCTTTGTCAAGGATGTATCCGAGCGCCAAAGCTATGATGCTTAGCACAACAATAGCAACCTGAATTTTAGGCGGATTCTTCATTTTTTTGGCTTTTCTTTGCATCACACTCTGAGCAGAACCAGTCTCCCCAAAAATCTTGACTTAAGTCTTCCCGGCACTCGTGACAGACTGGATGCTCGTCTCTTGGATCGCTATCCCCTGGGTAACCTGTACTTACCATTTGCGACCTCCGTTGTATTCTTGCATGGCTGACACGGCAAACAGTGCGCTCGCCCAAAATAGGACGAACAAGACAATGGCTTCCCACAGCGCCTCTGCAAAGTAGGCGATGGCTAGTCCGTCGAGGACTGCAAGTGACGCAAATGCCCATAAATACGGCAGCGCTTTGTTTGTGTTGTCGGGTTCTATCTTCATGTAACTTTGGTAGTGTTTATTCATTGTGAAATGTTGCTGTTTTGCCTGTGAAACGTAAGTTGGTGCTTACGCCACACGGGCCGTTTCGTTGGATGGGGATTCCAATCTCGCGGAACTCCGGGTCATCGGACAGCTTCACAACCATCACTGCTGTAGCGTCTTGTCCGATTGCACGACTTTCACGAGCTTTACCCTGCTCATTTAGTTGCGTAATGCTGATCACTAAGCAACCCAATTCGATGCCAAGTAAGCGCAGGCTCCGGCTGACTTCAGCCACCTCACGCTCGCGGCTGCTGTCCTTGCCTAGGTCGCACCTGATCAACTGGATGTAGTCAACAAACAGTACGCCTAGACCGTCGGGGGACTTCGCCATAGCTCGCGCAGTGGCGCAGATGTTGGCTATGTCATAGAGGTCGTCACGCACCACCAAGCGGCTGTTGTTAAGCTTCTGGATGGCACTGTGGACGCCTCTGATGTCGCGCTCATGCTTGGCACCTTCAGCGAGCGCACGCAGGCTGACGCTGCCCAGCCGGGCGACGAGACGGTCGATGATTTGATTAGCTGGCATCTCAAGCGAGATGACGAGGATTCCTTTGTTCATCGCAGTCCATTCATTGGCCTTGCAGACGTGTGACTGTGCTGCCCTGTGTACGGTTCAAGCACATACTTCACCTCGATAAGATCTGTCGATTGATTCTCGGGCAGAAACATAAGCGACTCCATCTTCGAGCCAAGCGCAGCCTTCTCGCCGATAGCGATGATGTCCTGCGTCTTCTTTGGCCGTGGTAGTTCCACGTCTTGCAGCACGTTAGTGCGTCGGATGAGTACCCAGTCGCTCATGCTTCCTCCCATCTTCTTGGCAACATGACGCGCATCGTTGGTGGCCCGGGCCACACATCTTGATCAAGGCACAACTTGTACTGCGATAGCGTCACATCAAGCTGCTGGTTAGCAATGTCGATAAGTTCCGTGGACGCCTTTACCCACTGCGACAAGTGAGGCGCTTGCATGTCGACGACGAGGAAATAGAAATCGATGTCCTCTTGGCCGGTAATCTGCTCTAGGCCGTAGGTGTACCAAGCGGCCTGCTTGTCGTAGCCAAAGCCGAAGAACTTGTGGTCGAATTTCGAGAAGTCGCTTGTTGTCTTTAGGTCGACGATAGCTGCGCGACCCTTAATCTCCGTGATCATGTCGGGTCGCCCCTTACACTGCACACCGTCGCGTTGCCAGAACATCGACGCCTCGATGATCTTTTTAGCTGTGACCATCTGAAGCAGCGGCTCAACGGCTGCACAAGCACCCTCCACACGCGCACCTTCGTCCTCGGTGAGGATGACCTTGCCAATGTTCTCTTGGCAGAAGTTCTCCCACGTTAGCTTACCTTCCTTAGTGCGTCGATCGCACGCTGGAGCAATAGCGTACTCGCAGCGCCCCTCAAGAGCGAGGCTGTGCACAAGTGTGCCAAGCTCCATCTCGCGGCTAGGCTTCCACTCTTGACGTTCTTTCCATTTATAGTACGCCGGGCAGACTGCAAACGAGTCAAGGCTGTGCTTCGATAGACCGTGCATGGCACGGTAAGTTGTCATCTCTAGGTTTTGTAATAGTTCTGTTTTCATTTTGTTATGGGTTGATTTCAAGCGCCCCGCAGCCGACAATCTTGCCAGCTCCGTCGCGGATGAGTTTTGTTGGACTAGCCAAGTCTGTCCTGTTAAGCAGTGCCGTGCGCACATAGCCAGGCACGATGTACAGCACGCCCTCCACAGGATCCGGCAGGTTGCTCACCTTAGCGTCTTTGCAGCACATGATGGGTACGCCATCGACGTCTGCAACCTTGCTGAGATGGCTATGCACCTTTACGCTGTAGCCGCTGGGTTCAATCACGCCATATCCTGTGATGATAATGTCGTGAGGGGTAAGGTTTACGAGTTTATTCATTTATTAAGTTTGCAATTATGTTGAGTGCCAGCATGGTCTTGCCAGATTTGGTTTCGCCACCGATGACTACGAAGTCTCCGTATCTGATCGGACAGATGTTGTCGATAGCAGAATATCCAGTCTTTATCCGCATGGACTCGTCGTCGCCTGTCTCGTAGCGTGTCAGTGCATTGAGCAGGAGCGCCTTAGTGTCCATTACCTTAGGCGGTGCTAGCTCACGAGATAGCCCCTCGACTTTCATCACGACGTCGCTTAGTAGCTCCGGCGTCTGCACGGTCGTGTCAGCTATAGCCATAAGCGTCTCGTAAGCGACATGCTGCAAGGTGCGCCGCTTGGCGGTACTCTTCACGATCTCGACCAAGTCGCCAATGGCTGACGCGATCGGCATGAGCGTGTAAAGATCGCTGAGTTGGTGGAACTCAGTGCTAGGCAACGTCTCGCGCACCTTCTCGAACACAACACGGATCTCCGAGCTGGCGTTGCGGCTCTGCTGCTGCAAGATGATCTCGCATACCCGGTGGCTGAGCGGATCGAAGATGTCGCTGACCTTGAAGTTCTTCTCGCTGATATGGTGCAAGAAGACCTCGGGGTGGTTCAGCGCAATCGACGCGATCCCACGTTCAGCCTCACTCGCAGTTGGGACCACCGTGTCAGGTGGCAGCTCTACCGGCCTGCGTCTACCAGCTTTCTTGTGTTCCATTGGTAGCCATTAAGCTGTCGCGCTTGAGTAGGGTTTTGATCGGTGTACGCACCATCGACGATGCACGGGAGAGCCAGCCGTTGAGGTAGCGTCCCATGCCGCGCTGAGTCTTGCGGCGCTTAGGGTCGGCCTCGAGCCAGGCATGGGCCTTCCATAGTTCCTGCTCGACGGTTTTCTCGCCATAGATGATGACGAGATCCTTCATCAAGCCCGGTGGCACCTTCCACTCCTTGCCGTCTTGAGTGACATAGGTGATGTCGTACAGGCTCATCGTCTTGCCTGACTCAGGATCTTGCTTAAACTCATCGACCATCTCTTGGACAGAGGAGTACCGCCTGCCAGATGGCTTAAGCAATTCACGCTCCTCGTCTGTAAGCACAGGGATGCCCGCCATCGCGTCTGCCAAGTCCTGTGCGGGCTGCACTGGCTCGGGCGCCACAGGTGACTCTGGCTCGATAAGACTCTGAGCGAACTGGCATGGCTCCTCAAGAGGGACGACCAGTTCGACCTTCGTGCCAGATGTATATGTTATGTTAATGCTTATGTTCATAAATTGTGCGCGTTGTGCAGTCGCGCCTCTGCATTGGTGCAGAAGTCTCTCTCAGTGTCACGCGATCCGATCGCGAATTACACTCATCCAGTAATCAAGCATACGATAAGCCATCTCAACATATTGAAACTCTGTAATTTCCTTTTGGCCCAATAACTTGTTGTATGAAGCCATTCTGCGCTGCACGTTGTCTGTAATTTGTTGTTTCGTCATAATTTTGCATTTATCCTAGTCTCTCCCAGTGTCACGCCCATTGACTCTTGGCGGCGTTCCCGATCTCTCGTCAGAGAATTATGCTGTCTCGCCGGAAACCAGCGGGGCAGGTGTCACAAAATAGGATGGTACTCTTCCTTGCAAGCATCCATTCCTTCTCGCAATAGTTGAAAGAAGAAATGGGCATCCATTGTTACCTTCCAATAGCTTCTGCTCTTTTTGTGAGCAACAATATAAGGTTTGACTCCCCGATCCCGATCAGCCTGCTCGCAGGCTTTCTCAAGATTGAGGGATTCAACAAACTTAACCTCCATGTGAAGGTTGCGCAGTTCGTCACAGATAACATCTGGGCTGTCAGATCCCCCAGAGAATTGCTGGCCCCGCCTTGCGGTGAAGCCAGCTCCCCTGAGCATGTCGCGCCAGAGGCGTTCTCCACGGCAGCCTTTAGCCCTGCTGTTGATTTTGGGCATCGCGCTTAAGCTTTAGCCAGTGGTTGACTTCCTCGATGCTAAACCGCAAGCAGCGCGGGCTGATGCGGTGATGAGGAATACGGTTCTCGCGTGCCCACTTCAGAACGGTCTGAAGCGAGACGTTTGCGAGCTGGGCGATATCTTTGGCCTTTACCATTTGAGATCGTCCTCCTCTAGCTCAGGTGCTTCTTCCTTGGCCTGCTTAACCTGCGCAGATGGAAACGCCTTAGCATACCCTGCCCTATCTGCGCTGATGAACAGGCTGGTAGCGATAGCCTGAAGATGCTCAGGCGAAAGCGCCTTAGCTTCCTTGCCAACCCACTCAGCAGCTTTGATGGCTTCTGCCATAAGCTGTGCCGCTTGATATAGCGCACGCTTAGCGTCTGCTACTGTGAGTGAGATAGGCGACGAAGCCTGCACTGGCTTGCGTGGACCAGCCACTGGTGACGCGCCACTCGCATCATCAATGATGGCAGCCTTGTCGGTGACCTTCAACTCGTTCTCGCCGGAATGAGTGGAAGTCTTTACTGACAGCCCCTCAAGCCCTTTCTTGCCAGCTTGTGACTTAATGGTAACCATCTGGCCTTTGAGATCTCCCATCTCGTCTGGCAGCCAGAATGAGGCCTTGCACTCGCCAGTGGCATCTTGGACTACCGCGTTCTGTACGCGCCATTCACCAAACTTACCCTGACCAGTACGGGGTGGGTAAACCGTCTTGATTGTGACTCTGATCTCACCGATGACGCTGCCGTCGGCAAGGTTTGCTAAGTCTGCGATTGTTGCTACTTTCATTGTTTTTGAGTTTCATCAACGGACCATCCGCTGAATGACGAGCAAGCTACACGTCGCTTTTCTACGCGCAACTACTTTTTTGCACGAATTTCATCGTCATCGTCATCATCCTCGTCATCACACTCTTCTGACCAAGAGTGCTCTAGCACACGCTCTTTGTGCATGAGGTTAATGTGCATGTCCCGAGCAAATCGGTTGCCCCACCCGGCTTCGTAGCGGTTTGTGTTGTCGTTGTCGCGCTCATCTTGAGCCTGCACTAGAATCTCTCCGCACTCAAAGTACTCGCACAAAATGTCTTTTGCACGCTGGATGATAGCTTGGCGCTCGCGTTCTTCAGGTGTCATAGTTGGTAGTGTGTGAGTAGAACTCGCCTGCCGTCACTTGTCACTTGGTAAAAACGTTGAGCGGAAGCTTTGCGCTCGCTGAGGATCGTGCGCACAGCAGTGCGGCCAATTCCAAGCCGATCAGCGATCTGGGTTATAGTGTACCATCCTGCTGGAGCGGGCCTTATGTTCAAGGTCTGCGCAAGTTCAGTGAGCCAATCCTTTTTTACACTGGCAGCTTGAAGCTTCCGTCCTTTAACTCTTTTGTCAGCCATACAATTGTCTCGTTGTCAGTATATTCACCCCACGCCCAACCTCGACTCCATGCGGTGGTTGCGATCCTATTCTCCGCATAGCCAGCCATTTCGGGATCTCCCAGCCACCCCACAGAGTAGCCAGTCACTCCTTTAATGCGCCGCCCTTCAGCGATTTGTACACGGTGGATGTGACCCATGACAAGCTTGGTGTACTTACCGTGACACATACGCTCTGCGGAGTCGCGCAAGGCATTCTCACTGTGGAGATAGCCATGCTGAAAGAGAGCGTCGCCAAGACCAACGAAGCCAGTCTTGAGCTTGTAGTCGTACACCTTGCACTTGATCGACTTAGCTCGGTCGTGGATCTGGTGGTACACACGAGTCGCCAGCGCAGAGATGATCGCCTTGGGGTGGCTCATCAGCGTGACCAGCCGGGCCTCGTGGTTGCCGAGCAGGTAGTGTTGGGGACGAAGTGCTGAGATGAATGCGAGACCGTCGTTCAGGTCCGCCTCAGGATCGACGGCTGAGTCGGCGTTGTCGTTGGTGAGTGCGCCGGTCCTCAGGCACGTCATGTCGATGGCATCACCGAGATGCAGCACCGTGTCAGGCTTCCATCGGGCACGAAAGCGAAGGACTTCCTTGAGTACAGCCTGGTCGGCCATGAAGCCGTGGCTGCATGAGACTGCAAGGAAGCGTTTCCACTTCCGTGTTATGTTAGCCATAGGCTATTTTTTGCGCTTAGCAGCGGCCTGCTGACGAGCAGCGTCCTTCTGTACGCGATAAGCGATTGCCACAGCCTGCTTCTGTGGCTTGCCAGCGCCAATCTCGCGCCGGAGGTTTTCAGTGAAAGCTTTGTCGGAGGCGGATTTATTCAGAGGCATATGCTTTTTCTTTTGCTCGAATTTGTTGAATGACTTCGCGGTACGTTAAATTTGTAGCCTTTTTGATGGCTGTTTTTTCATCTGCAAAAATCCCAGGCACTTGAGTCCCAGTTTTATCAAATAGTTTAATGCCGCCATCTGCTGGCTTGATCATTTTGTAGCCAAGACTGTTGTCCACCTTAATGAAGCTGCCGTTTGGCATTTGTTCATTTGTTGTATTATCTGGCAAAAACGCCATTGCAATACGCTTTTTTTCAAGATCCTCAACGGACTTCTGGTCGTTGTGAATCTCAAATGCATTCATGAACCGTTTAGTCAGCGCAAATTCTTCTGGGGAATCTTTTGGCGCTTTAGGAATAGCCTTTAAGATTTTGCGTGCAACTGGCGACTCGTAAAAACTAGCAACTCGATCCAATAGCATTGCTTTTGCAATTGTCTTGCCTGCTCCTTGAGCGGCCATTGCTGCCATGGCTACCATAGGCGCAACTGCTCGCTGCCCAGTGTTAGGATCTGCTTGTAACTCTACAGCAGGCGATGTCAGGCGAAGCATCCGAGTCAACCCTTCAATTTCGTCTCTTTGAAGTGTGTTCTTAAAGAAGATGTTGGAATCCTTTTTAAGTTGGTTGAGTCTTTTCTCCACTAGAGCCGCGCTAGGTTCTAGTGTAGTTTGATTGATCGAATCACTCAAAGCCTTTTCAAGCATTGCATACTGAGCGTTGCGCTTGCCTTCTGGGCTGAGATTGTCATACACCAATTTAACCTCACTCGGCTTGACGCTAAACAACAGCCTCGATGCAGCCTCTGGCTGAACATCTCCCATGTTTAATATATGGCGCAATCCGCTGACGTCTAATTGCCCAGCAGACTCATACAGTTCTGCTGTAGTGGAATCCCATAAGTCAGCTTTCAGATTGTTGTCTTTTAAAAAGTTACGCATGTCATCTTTAATGATGCCGTAAATTTTTGTAGATATTCTTTTAAGCTCATCTTGCTTTATTGCAGCCAAAGATGGATCTTTTGTAATAGCACCAACTTTATCTCTATTTGCATCAACAGATGAAAATGACTGCCCTTGTCTTATTGGTTGTCTATTTATTTCGTTTCCAAACTGATCAAGTAGAACTGGAGGCTTAATAGGCGCACCTGCAATTCCGTCTTTAATTTTTTCCAACTTATCTGTAATTACAATGTGATCAGTTGGGTACTTCTTTTTTAGAGTTTCAATCTCTTTGTCAATTGCAGCAAGCGACTTTTGAACAGGAACTGTTTTAATTGTTTTGTCTGCGTCCTTAATGATTTCATCATTAATCCCTGACAGCCGTCTTACATTTGCTGTTCTAGTCGCATTTAAATCTTCTGTAACTTTTGCAAGTGATGCCTGCCCAGGGGTAATTCCCTTATCAGCAAAGAACTTCTCAATCTCCTGATTCCTAAAAGCAATAAGCTCTTGATCCAGTTCTCCGGCAGTTCCAGCTCTAGCAAGCCGTTGAAGCGTTTTCCCTACTGGACCTTTTGGTGGGAATAAATACGAAGTCGGAATCTGTTGCCCCTTGGCTTCCAGCTCCTGCACGCCAAGTGCTGTTTGTTCTGGCGTTAGTCCGGGCGCTCCAGGGTATGTGCCACTTCGCATTGATGCAGCGGCTTGAGCCTTCCCGGCAAGATAAGACCCGCCTGCTCCACCAACCATTCCCGCTCCCATTTCCAGCACAGGGAATATGTACTCCTTCATCCACTCTGGAGCTTGCTTGCCTTCAAGTGCCTGCCTTGTGGCTTCCGATGCCGCTCCACCAGTTGCTCCAGCAACAGCCTGTCTGCCGGGTTGATCCGCAAGCATTCTCCCAACTTCCGCTGCCACACTACGTTCACCTGTTGTGGTTGCAGTTAATGCCTTCAATCCCGTCCCCAGTCCTGCTGTGGCCAGTGCCCCGGCTGTTCCTCTTGCTACAGCCTCCGTCATTTTGGCTTGCTGGGTCTTGCTTTCCGGCACTCCTATCTGCGACAAAAACGACTGAATAGATTGGCTTGGCGGTGTATAATTAGTGCCAAGGTATTTATTAAGCACAAGCACTGCTGGATCACCAAGTACTTGAGTAATTTCTGATGAAGCTGCGCCTAAGCCTGCACCTGCAAGTGTGCCCAGCCCCGGCACTACACTGCCAAGGGCGGCTCCTGCCAGTGCCGCAGATGCAGTTGGGCCAGCTCCGCGAATGTACGGCGCAGCAGCTTCTAGCGCACGCTGCGAAAGTGATGGTACGCCCTCTTGTTGGCCAGGCTTGTACTCATTTAACGCAGACGTAATATCTTCGTTTGTTGCGTTGTCTGGAAACTCAACGATACTGCCATCTGGAAGCTGTACTTGTTGCGCCATAAAATGCTAAGGAATTACGAGTTTACCAGCGGCATTATAGTATGCCTTTTTAAATGTTCCGGTGCCTTGAACAGATGGCGCAGCTTCAGTTCTGTTCACTGCGCCGCCCGGACCAGTTGTAAATGCTGCAGCCGTAGATTGGCGAGGCGCGACGCGCTGCAAGTCGTCATCTTGATATTGTTCAAGTAATTGCAGTCCTGTATTTCTGCGAACCCAATCCCTCGAAGACATGCGCTCAAACTGATTCAACTCTTCATTACGAGTAGATGAAATTGTATTGTAAGCACCTCTTGCCTTTTTAAGGTAGGCATCTGGATTTGCGCTAAATGTATTTTTTAAAACTGGGTCGGTTGTAATTTCCAACCATGTCGTTGGAGAGGTTAAGTCTTTTTTGTTAGCAGTTGCCCATGTAAAAATCGTTTGAGCCTCAGGCAATCCAAGAATAATTTCAGCAGGTTGCAACGCGTCTGTGCCACCAGTTCCGGCAGATTGAATCATTTTTGGCAAGATTGTAAAAATGCGCTGCATCTTTTCTTGCGAATCTTCAATTTTAGCAGCAGCATCAAGCTCTTTTTTGATGTTTTTAATTACATAATCTTTGTTTGCAAAAGCTGGCAAACGCTCCATTATTTTCTTTGCAGGCTCGGTTTGTTCAAATGCCGCCATTTCTGGAACATCTGCATTTAAAACTCTTTTAAGAGCCTTATCTATTGCTTCTTGCTGGCTTGGGTTTGCAAGCATTTGCTGCGCAATATACAACTCTCCAGCAGCTCGCTTTTTTTGCGTATCCAAATATTTCTTTTGATACTCATCATATACAGATGGCGGCGGCGCTTCCACGCTTTCTTGCGCAGAAGGCTCAACAGGCGCACGCAGATCGCGAACGCTTGTGTCAGGCGCAGCTTCAGCTACAGGCGAATTAAACGCCTTTAAGATTTGATTAAGCTGTTCAGGTGTATACGGCATAAAAAATCATTGCATCCCAAATTCGTCCATGTCTTTTTGCGTTGGACTTATTCTTCTTGCCTTATAATTTGGCCCGTATTTTTGAATCATAAAGGATTCAAGTTTTCCAACAGCTCCTGGCAGATCAAGTTCAGACCCGGGCATTGGAGCAGGAGTTGCAAAAGCAGGAGCAGGCGTGGCAATTGCGCCTTTAAGGCCAGATGCCATTCCAGAAATATCAATTGGCGATTTTTGAGAAGCCTGTATTCTTGCGTAGTCTGGCGCGTTGCGTAGGTTTTGCATTTGCACCTGCCTGTCAAAGTCTACATTGCCAGCACCAACTCGCGATAGCATTGGCAGTGCCTGTTGCAAGAATTGCGCTCCTTCAATGTTTCCAAAATTATCCTTCTTGTACTTCAATAATGCATCAACTTGTTCTTGTCCCACTCCTGGATATAACGCCGCACGCACCGTCGGATCGGTAAGCGTGCCTTCTAAAATACGATTACTCTTATTAGCGGCCTGACTGTCTTTGAGGTACGACCCAAGTGCGCCCATAGCCATTTGCCCAGCATCCATGCCGCCACCACCCATCCCTGCGGCTCCTCCCATCATTCCTCCACCTGCACCACCCCCGCCCATTGCTCCCATTGCGCCGCCCATTAATGAGCTTGTAGCTTGTCCTCCTAAAGCGCCAGCGACAGTGTTAAGCCCGCCAGCAAGTCCTTTAACGCCAGGAGCAACTGATCCTGCTCCGGTAAAAGCCCCAAGCGCTCCTTTGCCAAAAGTTCCCAAGCCAGCGCCAAGGCCACCGGCCAGTGCTCCGGGAGCCGCCAATGCTGCCGCACCGCCAGTTAAAGCGGTTGCTCCAAGCATGATGCCCATGTTTTTGAGCATTTTCTTTTGCTGGCGCTTTCGCTCCTCTTCTTGTTCTCGTTTGTATTCAATCTCAGCCTGAGCGCCACCCATCTTTGAGTACGCGTCGGTAATTTGATTGGCAATTTCTTGCGGGAAATAATCTCCAGCGTTAACTTGTGAAAATCCTTGCATATAAGTGATAGGTTAAACAACTTCGCCGTTTTCGCGGATGAACGGCACATCTTCGCCAAGCAAATTAAATATTTTCATCCAGAATGCCTGAACTGGCTTAAATAGCCAGCCGTGCTTGTTCTGTCCGTAGTACCATTTAGCATACGACACAGCCGGATCTGCAAACAGTTTAGACACGGCAAACTTAAACAATTTAGACTTGCGCATCAAGGGAACAAATACTTCAGCCAGCTTGTAGTATCCGCGCTGATTGCGTGGCGTGACATGCTCATCCCTGTAACGGCGTACAACCTCGTCCATTACCCCGTTGCCGTAGCGGGCTTCTAGCATGATAAAGCAGCATAGGCCACCACCACCACCGCTTTGGGCAGGCTGACTTGCCTTGCCCTGTAAGTACGAAGCAGCAAAGTTTGCTTGGTTGCTATATTGGCTCATTGCACTCTGATACGGCAACATATTTAGCCCGGTAATCACAGGATTAGTTGGGTTGGCAATATTGAGCCCAGCTTGAGCGTACTGATTTGTAGCTTGATTTGCAGCCGTCCCGTAGGCTCCTTGAGTTGGAGGCACATTAAAGTACGCAGACATTGCTGGCCCCATTGCTTGCTGCTGTGTTCCAAGTATACTTGCGGCAATCTGGGCTTGATTTGCTTGCAGTGTATTTGCAGCTTGAAGTCTACTGCTTTCGGCATCCCCTCTAGCAAGAGCTTGATTGAACTGCTGGCCTTGAATCGTGGCAGCTTGTTGTTCTCGTGTCGCAGCTTGTCCAAATTGTTGCGCCTGCGTACTGAGGCCAAGTTGTTCTTTGCCTAAAGCCTGCTGGTATTGCTGCCCCTGAACTGCGGCCTGTTGCTGCTCTTTAGTTGCAGCTTGACCAAACTGCTGCGCCTGAGTTGACAGCCCAAGCTGTTCCTGCCCCAGTGCCTGCTGATATTGTTGCGCTTGAAGGCCAAGGCCAAACTGCTGCAAGCCGAGCCGCTGCTGGTACTCTTGAGCTTGAGCAGTTCTCTGTAAGTCTTCCTGAGCCATCCCTTGCCCAAACATCTGAGCTTGCGCTCCAAGGCCGTACTGCTCGGCTCCAACTTGTCTAGCGTATGTCTGCGCCAGTGCTGGCTGATATAGGTTAGAAATTGTTCCTAGAGCTTGCTGGGCGGATGCCTGACGTTGCAGGTATCGCTGATTTGCCAACTCTTCCCTACCAAGAACTTCAGCAGTGATAGCCTGTGGCCCAAGTGCCATGCCTCTGTCCGCGTAAGCCTGACGAGCAGCCTGAGTTGCCATCCTTTCTTGCTCTGGAGTTAGCGATCTGCCAGCAGCTAGGTCTGCATTGGCCTGTTGTGCCAGCATTGCAGCTCCTTCTTGAACTCCGGGCATTACGCCCATGTATTGGGATACAAGGTTTTGGTCAATATTACCAAGAGCAGATTGAAGCTCAGGGCCAGCAACACTTGAAGTGTATTCGCCGGGCCTGTATGCCTGCATCCCGCCAAGGGACATGTCTGCGGTTGGTCCTGCAACTTGAGACAAGTATTGACCAGAGACTGGACCTTGTACTTGACCTAACTCTTGTCCGTAAACTGGTCCTTGAACTTGTGCGAGTTCTTGGCCGGCTGTTGGCCCCTGAATTTGCCCTAATTCTTGGCCGTAAGTTGGCCCACCAACCTGCTGCTCGAAAGCTGTAAGCTCTGGGGCAGTATTGGCTCGATTTGCCATCTGCGTCCCAAGTTGCCCAAGGGATCCAAGTGTTTGCTCAGCGCCCGGCATCTGATCTAGGTACTGCTGTTGATACTGAGGCATCAACTCTTTGTACTGATCAAGCTTTCCACGCTGGATTGCCTGATTAAAAAGTGTGTCTGTACGAGCGGCTAGTTCGGCAGTTGGGATGTTTGCATACTGCGCGTCGTAAGCAGCTAGCTTTTGCTGCTCTTCAGCCGTCAAGTCTTGCTTACTGCGAAGTGCGCTAATCTCAGGCGTGTCGGTGGCAGCCTGAATGTTCTTAAGCATCTGCTCGCGCTGAGACTGGCCAGTAACTTCTGCGAGTTGCGGAGCGTACTGAAGTTCAAGATTTGCCGCCTCTCCTAGGACAGACTTCATGGCTTCTACGTTCTCTTGAAGAACCGCCCTTGTGTCTGGAGGCTGCTGAGACTTAGCGTATACTGCCAACTGCCCAATAGTTGGCGTGTCTTTGTCTTTTGGAGATTTTCCTAAAGCAGCATACGCAGTTTTGCTTCCTGTTGCGTACTTAGCTTCTAGCGCTTTAAGTTTTAGGCTGGCTTCGTTTCTGGCAACTGCTGAGTAAGTTCCAGAATCGGCAATAATGGCATTAAGCCTATTCTTTGTATTAAGATACGAATTGTTCCAGTCTGTTAAAACTGCACCATTTCTTGCGTCTTCAGAACTTAAATCATCTAAAACTAAATTAGAGAACTCCTCTTTAAGCTTACGGCTAGACTCATCTTGCTGAAGTGTTGCCTGCCTAGCAGCGTACTCTTTTTTTGTAGCCCACTTAAGTCCATCGTAAATGTATTGTCCATCGTACGATACATCACCTTCTCTGAGTTGTTGTTGAGCCATACAATATATTAATTAAAGCTAAGCAGAAAACGTAATGGTTCCTGAAGTGATAAATGTGTGCACCGTAAATCCGCCAACTGCTGCTGTTGTGTTGCCAGTGCCAGTGATTGTAGCCCTAGATGGAGATGTGTACCAAATTTTTATTATACCTGAGCCGCCACTTCCACCAGTAGATAAATATCCCCCACCTCCGCCTCCCCCGCCAAGATTTACGGTTCCGTTTACTCCATCTCCAGTGCCTCCCGGACCAGCATATCCTCCGCCACCACCTCCGCCTGTTCCGCCAGCGGCACGCCCACCCCCGGCTGTGGTTCTTCCGCCACCTCCTCCTCCGCCATAAATCACAGCAGCTCCACCTGCAACTGAAATAGAACGGCCTGCTCCTCCAGTTCCAGCTACGGTAGTTGTAGCATTTCCTCCAATAGCCCCTGCTCCTCCTCCACCGCCGCCAAAATAGTTAGTAGATAAAACCGCTCCAGTGCCGCCATTGTATCCTTGAATTGAAACTAAGAATGGAGTGTTTCCAAAACCTCCATTTCCAACAATGGTAGATTCAGTGGCTCCACCTCCACCACATCCACCATTTAGCCCATTTGCGCCTGAAGCGTCAAATTGGCCAATAGCCCCGCCACCTCCTCCAGCGGATGAATACCCATTAACCTCAGAACTTGTTCCACTATTGCCTAAACCGCCAGATGCGGCACCACCGCTTCCAACGATCACAGGATACGAAAACCCAACGTCAAATTGAACTCCAGACTGTGAGACAAACCCTCCCCCACCTCCGCCTCCCCCGCCAAGACGCGCTCCGCCTCCCCCTCCTCCTGCTACAAGTAAAATGTTAGTAGCCGCGCTTAAGGAAGAAGATGAAGAAAGAAAGTTTAAAGCTTTTGAAAACATTACTAAATGTAATTTTTAGACACGTTCCCGTACCACTTTGTTCCATCAGATACAAAAGAGAATATATCAGTTCTATTTACGGTTGCAGTCAAAACTGGGGTTACTCCGCCGGGAAAAGAAACTCCTGTAAATGTAGCTTGCGCTACTGCGGCAGCAGGTTGCTTAACGTAAACAGTAAACGACTTTCCAGCAGTTGCGGCTGGCATTGTAAAGGTGCAATTTGTAGACGGAGTTAGTGTTGCAACAATTACCGTTGAGCTACTGATGTCTAGCGTCTGCGCTGACCCGGCAGCAGCTATTGTTTGCACCCCTTCAGTGTATCCATTAATTGTAGGATCCCCCTGAAACACCGCTAACCCGGTTCCTGTCTTGTCGGTAAGCGCAGATCGAAGGTTTGCACTAGATGGTGTCTGCAAAAATGGAGATACGTTAGCGGCAAGGTCGCTAAGTTTGGTTACGCTTAAAGTAGAAATTTGACTATTTGTAATTCCAACTCCAACTTGCCCAGCAGCAATTCCAGTAATTTGACCCGCTGTAATTCCAGAGCTAATTTGATTAGCAGACAAGCCAACAACTTGAGCGGATGTAATGCCTGATAGTATTTGATTTGCACCGATCAAAACAGGTTGGCTACTTGCGCCAGTAATAACTCCATTCCCATTTACTGCCACTACAGGCACTGAAGCTGCGGTTCCGTAAGTCCCGGCAGTTACGCCAGAGGCCTGCAAATTCACGCCTATTTGACCGTTGGACGTAACCGGGCTATTTGTGACAGCAAGCGTGGTTGATGCCACTCCAACTGAAGTAACTGTGCCGCCTGCGGCTCCAGAAATACCCACATTAGTTACAGAAGTGATCCGTCCAAGAGCGTCTACTGTAATTTGTGGTATGTTTACATTGCTGCCATAAACGCCACCAGAAGCCCCAGAAGCTGGAAGAGCAGCAGATGCAATGCTAGAGACTTGCGCAGAGGTAATGCCGGGTGCAATCTGGGAAGCGGACAAGCCAGTAATCTGCGCAGACGTTAATCCTGGCAGTACGTTTGCCGCGCTTACAGTTCCTCCTCCCGCTGCTGGTGTATATCCAAGAGCTGCTGTTACGTTTGCGGCAGACAGCGACGTAAGGTTGGCGCTGGTTATCTCGGATCGGATAGTTGCAGACGACTTGTTTTCTACGTTACTAAGCCCAAGATTTACTCTAGCTGTAGTTGCGTTTGCAAGGTCAGATAAGTTGTTTGCCTTTACGGCCAAACTTGAAGGGCTAATTCCTCCAAGTGCTTGCAGGACGGTTGCCTTCCTAAGAAGCGCACCAGACAAAACGGAAATCTGAAGAGAACTAGGATCAACATTTGCGCCAAGGTCAACTTGATCTGATATGGAACCCGGCAGCAATGTGGCGTTGTCCACATGTGCGTTAAGGTTCGTTACAGAAACCGTCGAATTTGTCGTTGAATAAACTGTGCCTTTGTTGATCTGAGCCATAATTACTCCTGACTAACCATTGGCCGATTTGCGCCAATACCATAAATTGTTACACCTTTTAACGCAGGTCTTCCAGAAGAAAATTGTATCGTAAAGTCAATCCCCGATCCACGCATTGCAACACGAGGCCGCAATGTGCCGTCTGAGTTGCCGGAAAACTGATACCCAAGGATTTCTTGAGTAGCGTCTGGATCATGCGCGCTAGCAGTGATAGCAACTGCATCTTGCTGCACATTGTTGAACTGAAACTCTCCACGGCTGAATCGTTTTTCAGACAGCGACTCCATCGTAAACTCACGAGTACGCACAAACGAAACAATCGGTATAAGCTGACTGCCGACGTTCAAGTCTACTGGCAATGCAAATGGCAGCGTCACGCCTGCGGCAGCGTTGGTGTAGAAGTCTCCATCCTCAAGCTCTTCAGTTAAAAAGACTCCCCCAAACTGCAATGCGCCAGTAAAGTTGGTGAGGATAAATAGCCTTTTTTGAAACTTATACGAAGCAACAACAAGATTGTCTACATTAAGGCCTGCTGGATAAACATCTATGCTTTCCCAGTTTTTGTTTAAATTGTTGTAAATTACAATTCTATTGTTTCTTGCTGTTGGATTAGCAAGATCATTAATTGAAAGTGCTATAAAAAATCTATTGTCGTAGTATGTTGCAACTGAGTTGCTGACAATTGAATAATCTAGACCTTCAAAAAAGTCAGAAATTGCCTCAGACAGCGGCATTGTGTTCCCGATAACCTTAAGGTCCAATTGCGGAGTAAGCAGGTAAATTCCCTTACTAGAAAGGAACATGACGTACTGTCCGGCGTTTACGATTGTCCTTCTAGCTAAGCAGCCAAGCTCTGTGGTGATTACCGTTATTTCACTTGCGTCTGCGGCTGTAATATCAAATCTTGGATCAAGAAACGCCATGTATATGGAGTTTCGCATGAACACCAAAAACTTATTTTCAATCCACGGCAAGCATCCAACAATAATATCATTGCCACCTTGATTTACGGTAAATGCGTTAAACCTTACATCAGTTTGAAATGAAATAATATCACTTACAACCAATTGATGGTTTGTGTACTTTGAGACGACTCTATTCTGGTAGTAAAACCCAAACTCAGCAGGCGTAAGCGAATTTGTAATGTAGGTCAATGCCGTCCCGCTGCTTGGATTGACGTATCTTTGATCTGCCGCAATAAATTGTGTTGTTGCGGAGTCCCAAATTAGCGGAGGCTTGCCCCTAACGGTCGTGAACCCAGTAAGACCTGTATTGGCATCAAATGAAACCCCAGTTGTGTTTGTGAACTGGTAAGTAAACGTATTTGCCCCGGTTACCGTAATGACGTAGTTGCCATCCAGTGCTGACTGAGTTCTAAAAGTAGTTGATCTTACGGTAACCTCATCCCCAGTGGTATACCCATGTGCCACGGAAGTTGTGACAGTGATTGTGCCAGTTGCTCCGTTGGAAATGGAGGCATTTGAAATAGTGGCATTGTACTCCGCGTCGTCGTACTGACCTCTAAAGATGATAATTTTGTCCAGCGCCTGTATAGGCTCCACAATGATGCTGGCAGACACAAATCGCCCTGTGGGATAAGTGTACGGGCCAAGAGTTGCCTCTGGATAGCCGATCTGTTCAGGCCGATACAGGTACATGCTGCCGGAAAAGACCAGCACTATGTTGTCGCGGCCAAGTGAGTCTATCCACACCCCAGACCCAACCATTGTCAGGCTGTTAAGAGTGGTGTCTGTAAGCCGCTGACAGCCCTTTCTTGGCTGTGCAATACCTCGCTGTAGCCTTACGTTCTGAGCAGCCTGAAGAATGCCGGGCGGCAAGTTTGCAGGGTCAAGCCTACTGGCAAATCCAGTGTAGCTATTGTCCGATTCAGCTTGCTGCTGTGAAGGCATTAAGAAATAAGCTTACTGAGCTTGTCTACAACCCGCTGAAGATCATCGCGCAACTCAATCATGCGCTCATTGTGCATGTCTTCACCCTCATCTTCGCCCGTGTCTTCCATTTCGCCCATGTCGTCCTCTTCTTCGCCGTACCCGCACTCAGAGCAGCAGCCGTCGGACTCAAGTGGAGATTCACATTCAGGGCAGGACTTCCCCTTCTTGCTGCCCATCGGGCTTCCAAGGATCATCAATAGTGTTTTAGCGTCGGTCTTGGGCATATAGTTAGGCGATTAAAGATTGTCCTTTTTCCCTGCGAACACACAGATCAGCAAGAGTGTAAGGAGTATTGTACTCAAAATGAGGCGCATCGTAAATGGATTTAAAGTTGCCACCCCAGCGTAGCTTGTGCTTTGCGGCTAGTGTCGAGGCTTGCTTGTGCATCATGTCAGCAATCTTCTTGTCCGCCGGCGTGCTATCATCCATGTACACCTTACCCTTAAAGACGCCACAATCGATGGCTATACCAAAGTTGTGCATACTTGAGCCGGGTTTGGCGTTGGTCACCTTTGGCCCCGGAGCAGTGCGTCCTTTGGCGTACAGCGCCTCTTGCTGCTCCCAAGTGCGAGTGCCGCAAATGATCTTGTAGTCTAGTCCTTCTTTGGCAACCAGCTCCTTGGCCTCGATCAAAAAGTCAGCAAATGCGTCTTGTACTTCAGGGAGTAGCGAGTCCAAGTGTTTAGCTGACCGTTCGTCGATCATCGCTTCTCGTTGCGGATAATGTCGTATGTGCCAATGATGGTCAACGCAGCAGCGCCTACAGCGTCAACGTGGCCAGTCTTTACTCCAAATCCGGCCAGAACCCACTTAAGAAGCCCGAGCCATGTTGATGGTTGTTTTAGGTACTCTTTCATATTAGTTGTGGATTTGAGCAATCTTTTCCCAAAGCTTAAGTCTATCCTGCTCGCACTCTGTGATTTTGTTTTCTACTTTAGTCAATTTGATGTGTAAATACCAGAGTGCAATTGCCAAAACAAAGACGGAAAATCCTTGTTCCATAACCTTTGAAATAACCGTCTCCATTACATGGTCCATAAGATTAAGACATCGCAACCCAAGACAAGGACTCTTCATTCCAGCTATACTGTCCGTTGTCTGCTGGATACGCAACTGGAGCTTGCCACAAACAAGTGTCTTCGTCTAGCACCCAAGACGGATACGGCTGTGGCGCATAGAAGGCGTCACGAACACTGTCGTAGACACAGCCAGCGCCAGCGTAGTTCTTACGCAATGGTCGGCCTTCTGGATGTTGTCCAGCGTGAGTGTTGTAGCTTGTCTGCACCCATGTTCCAGACAAAACGCCAGAGTCAATGAAGTCTTGTTCAGCAACGATAACTCGCTGCACTACGCCGTCAATTATTTCAGCAAAGTGTGCCATAGGTTAAGAAGTAAATATCAATCTGCCAGAAGATGTAAACTCGTGATATGTAAATCCGCCACTTTGAGTAATCGTGCCGCCAGTTGCGCGTGGAGTTCCAACATAGCGGACTTTTACAATGCCAGAGCCACCCGCTGCTCCATTTTCATAACCCCCAACTGGCCATCCAACACCTCCGCCAGATCCTGTATTTACTGTTCCTGCAATAGAAGTAACCGCTGGAACAACATCCGAATTTGCACCTCTTCCTCCGCCACCAGCTCCACCGGGTCCACTAAGTGCTCCACCTACTGAAAGAGCGTATCTGCTTCCTCCTCCCCCGCCTGCTCTTGTTATCCCATCAAGCCAAGTTAACCCGTCGCCACCCTTTGCTGTTGTTGCGCCAGATCCACCAGCCTCTCCAGCACCCCCACCTGCACCACATTCACCCGGTCCAGGCCCATTTGCTCCATTAAACCCCTGCCCAGAAACGCCAGTGCCTGCTGCATTATCGGCATAATTTCCGCCACCAGATCCTCCATTTAATCCTCCCCCACCTCCACCAGTTGAAGTTACAGATAAAAGAGAAGATTTAAAAATACTATTTGATCCACTAAATCCATTAGTTTGAGCAAGAGTTGCCGTTGTCCCTCCAGCTCCTACAATTACACTAAAAGTTAATAAGTTGCTTAATGTTGCAGTCGCAGATAAATATCCACCTGCGCCACCACCGCCACTTGCAAAATTATTTCCTGGAAACGCGCCTCCTCCCCCACCTCCGCCTGCAACAACAAGATAATCTAAATTAAACGGAGATACCGGAGGCGGAGGTATAGAAATTGGCTTTAGTGAACCTAAAAGTGCAATCATAAAGTGGCGTCTCCTGCAACAACCCAAGTATCTGTGCCAATTTTAATTAGCGAAATTACAGCGTATTGCCCGGATGTGGTAAAGCCATTTTTGAAGTTTAAAGTAACTCCACTTGCTGCTGCAATAGTTACCTGAGCAGTTCCATATTGCATAACAAGAATTTGAGTGCCTATTGAAAAGTTGTGAGCGCTTGAAGGCGGAATGGTTATTGTTGTGGCAGATGAACTGGTTACAAGGATCATCTTACCTGCGTCGCCAAGCACAAGTGAGTAACTTGCAGCTTGACTGTTTATTATCAGCATTGATGTCGCAATGGGATTGCGAGTTTGCCCAGCGCCAGTCAAGCTAGTGACATACATTTGCTGGGTATCCCACTCGACAGCACCTACTGCAGTGCTTGACAATAGCGCTTGGCTGGCGGTGGCGGAGAAGCTAAACGGGTTAACCGTTGTTGTGTTTGCTGCAAATGTTTGTCTTCCAACAAAGCTCTGCGCATTAAGGACTGCAAGCGTAGCTCTGCTTACAATTACAGTCGTAATTAACGGATCTACACCCACAAGATAGGATGTATTTCCTGCAATGTTTCCAGTAATACTAAGTGTGTATCCGTAATTGGATGTGCCTCCAGTAATGCCGATTGATCTTGGTCCACTAATAGTTCCTGTAAACCAACTTGGACGAGTAAATACAGCAGATACACCTGTTGCTCCAAGGCTTGTTACTACCCAAGGGCCGTTTTGAGCAGTTGGCGTTGTTGCCCCAGCCGAGCCTTGTGCGCTTAAAAAAACAACATCATTAACTTGAAGCGTTCTTCCGTCGTATGTGGGAAGAGCACCAGCAGTTACTCTAAATGTTGTTGTTGTAGTGTTTTGAACTGCAACATTACTTGCTGCACCTCCGGCAGCAGTTGCTCCACTTGCCAAAACAACTTGCGTCGGACTGTTTACGGTTCTGATTGCGATCGTATTAAGTCCGGTTGCATTAATAACCATTCCCGGAACAAGCGTAAACGCAGGCGTTGCAGAAAAATTAATGGTTGTTGCTCCGCTGGACCACGCGCTTAAGTTTACAGTTCCAGCGCTGGCCGGAATAACCTGCGTATTATGACGCACAACCGCAAACTGCATCCCTTCTCCTGTGCCACCACCTCCGCCTCCTGAAATGGGCGCTGTTGTAAGCGCACTTACTCGACCATATTCATCAAGCGTAATGACTGGTACAGCCGCACTTGATCCTGCCGTTATTGCTCCAGGCCCTGCTGTCGACAGCGCAATGGTACCGCTGGTTGTAATGGTTCCACCAGTTAATCCAGTTCCCGCTGAAACGGATGTCACCGTTCCTGCTCCAAGGTTTGTTAACGCAGTCGTGGCATCTGTTGCTCCAGTTCCGCCCTTACTGATGCCAATAATGTCACTTGTTGCCACAGCCCCAATTGACGCAGGCGTAATAGCGGCAATCTGAGCAGAAGCCAAAGACTGAACTTGAGCACTGTTTTGAAAAGCAGCCAACTGCGAAGTGACCGCGTAGCCGTTCAGTGCCGCAGATGTGATCCCACCAAGGTTGTTCAACGCCGATGGAGCGTCAGTTGCGCCTGTGCCGCCATTGGAAACATCGAGCGTACCAGTCAGGTTGAACGTGCCATTGCTGGTAATTGCGCTAGTTGGCGTAAATGACAGCCCGGACACCTGGCTCGTCATCGCAATGCTTGTTACTGTTCCAAGCCCAGACAATGAAGCGGTCTCAAGCGCGCTAATGCGGCCATAAGCATCTACGCTGATGACTGGCACAGCTGCGCTAGAGCCTACGTTTGTTAGCACCCCCGGCCCAGCAGTCTCAAGAGCAATAATCCCGTCGCTGGTGATGGTGCCACCTGTAAGGCCCGTGCCGGCTGTAATCGAGGTTACAGTGCCAGATGTGCCTGCTGGAATAGCTTCCGTCGTAAGCGCAGTGATTTGACCGTAAATATTGGTCGTGATAACTGGCACTACTGAAGATGAGCCTGCGGTGATAGCAGCGATCCCGGTGGTTTGCAGTGCGATGGTGCGGCTTGTTGATAGGTCGCCTCCGCCAGTCAATCCATCTCCAGCAAGAACGCTTACCTCAGACATTGCCAGCTTACTTAGCGAGATAGCCGCGTTAGTCGCAACGTCTTCGTTCAGCAGCTTCGATGCTGGAGACTGGAACACGCCGTTAATGACCTTTACAAGGCCACTGCCACCCACGGAAGGGATGGTCGTGTGAACGTGCGAAGGCTTGGTTGCACCAAAATTAAACGTAATCGTTCGATTGTTTGTAGTGCCTTTAGCCAAAAGCTGGATATACAGACGATCGTTGAGCGCAACAGTTGTCTGTGGCACAACCACAGAGGCAATGTACTGCGCAGACACTGCAGGGTCGTAGATCGAAATATCATCCGAGGTAGCAATTAGCGTGGCAGTTGTTCCGTCGTACTTGAACACCTTAAGCTGGACGATTGTCTCATTTGACGTAGTTCCAGTTGAGGACGCCCAGAAGTTGAAGTCAAACAGCCCAGCTGGGATGGCTGTAATATTCGGGTCTAGGACATCAGTGACAAAATGGACTACTAAGTCATATCCAGTTGTAGGCAAATCACCAGATGTATAACTAGTTCCAGTCGTGTCTGATACGCGGCCCAGTTCTTTAACAATTGTTGGCGTTGTGGGAAGCCCAGTCGTCGGAGCATCAGCAGCAGTATTGTAGTTGAAAAAGAACATCTGTCCTCCACCGCCGGATCCACCGTTAGGCACTGCCCCTGCCACCCAAGAAGATGTTGCCGTGTCGTATTGCAATACTTGACCATCAAGCGGCGTCACGTTTGTGACAGAGATGCCTTGCAGTTTTGCCACCGTTGGGTTTGGCAAGTTGCCAGACAAGTCGCCTCCAGCAGCCTGTGTTGCTGACATAGCCCCAAGGCTTGTTAACGCAGCCACAGCAGTTGTAGCGCCTGTGCCACCACCGCTAATTGCTAACGGTGCAGAAGACGTTAGCGCAGGCTGCAACGTGCTAATTTGAGTCGTTGTTGCGTAGCCATCAAGCTGTTCAGTTGTGGCAAACCCGCTAAGTTGAGACGTGGTTGCAATTCCAACAATTTGTGACGTAGTCGCATACCCACCAAGCTGAGTGGTAGTTGCAAACCCACTAATTTGCGCAGTCGTAAGCGCGTTTTGGTTGTAGTTTAAAACTGAAACAGCAATGTTGTCTGCTCCAACTGTAACAAATCCGCTTGTGCTTTTGCCTACATTATAAATATACCCACTTCTTGTATTGCCAGTGCCAATGCTAACTGTTGCGCCTTGCCGGATTGTTCCACTAAACCAGGTTGGACGAGTTAAAACAAATCCAGAGCTGCCACTATTTGCTTGAGTAACAATCCATGGCCCATTCTGCCTTGCATCAGCTTGAGTCGTAAAGATGGCTGTGGTTCCAACTCCAATTGCATTTCCATCAAGTTGAACCCCACCAAATGTAGCGTATGTAAACGTGTTTGGCGTTACTCCAGTGTTTAATGTTCCTGCCTGGTTAACGATTGCAGCTAAATCCACCGCAAGGTGACTTGTTGCGCCAGATTGTGTTGTGTTGTCGTAGAACAGTATTCCCTTACTGTCCACGGAAAGTGCAGCGCCAGTCCCAGTCTGCGTAATCGTAACGGCAGCGGCAGTAGAGTTGGCTGCAAACGTAGCAGCCCGGCCAGTGCCGTTGTTACTAACCACAAGCGAGCTTACAGCTCCGCCAACTCCAATTGTTTGAGTTTGATTAAATGTATTTTGCTGAGAAAGCCCAGCGAGCGTAACTGCCGTGCCTGTAGATGGAGAAAATGTCAGCTTACTTTGGTTGCTGACCCAAACGTCGCCTGCAATTGAAGACGCTGGAGCGGCAACGCCAGCAAGAGCCCCACCAATGTTTGCCTTGGCTTGGTCAGTCGTAGCCGCCATAATAAGGCGACCTTCCATTGTGCCCCCAGCCTTTTGTACATACGCAGACAACTGCGATGTATCAAACGCAGGCACTTGAGCTGAAGTAATCCCCCCAAGGTTGGTCAACGCGCTGACAGCGTCGGTTGCCCCGGTTCCACCGTTGCTGATGGCAATGACATCGCTGGTTGCAACTGCTCCAATAGATGCTGGGGTAATACCGGCAATCTGTTGCGTAATAAGCGCAGATACTTGTGTGGTGTTTGCCAATCCCGCAACAATCAAGCTCTTTGTAGCAGTCTTAGTCTGTCCACCTTGGTTTAAAACAACAATATCAGCATCGTTTACAATTGATGCTGTAGGAAGAGCAGAAATTTTAATGTCAGGCATACAATTAACTAATTAAACCAAACTTACGCTTTGTAAGAAATCATTTCACCAAGCATTCTCCACCCGCTAACCCCATTTCCAACTTTTATAATTGTAAATAAATACGCATTTATTGCATTTGTAGTAGGAACTGGAAATGTCGAATTAACCCATTTTACTGGAAATTCCAAAAAATTATCATCAATAGTGATTGGGCCGCTTGGGTTTATTCCGTATGTTGGATTGCCAGTTTCAGTCAAAAATGCAATTTGAATTGACTGCCCAATTGACATGTAGTCACTTAAAGTCGTTGACGAATTTCCTCGTATGTTTAATCTGAACGTTCCTGTGGCTGGCAACGTGTAATACAATACATTTTGCGTTGCCGCATCAAATTGAATTATAGATGCAGCTGAAGCAGCAGTCGCGCTTACAGTAATGTTTTCTTTGATTGACGAAAGCGTTGCTCCAATTAAAGAAATTGAGTTATTTGTGCCTGAGGTAACTCTACCAAACTGATCCACAGTAAGCGCAGGGATTTGCGATGCTGTTCCGTAGGTTCCAGGAGTAACTCCGCTTGGGGTAAGCGAATTAATTGCAGTCGTCGTAAGTGCAGTGACTCGACCGTATGTGTCAACTGTAATGACGGGGCACTGAGTACTGGATCCAACTGTAATCGCTGAAATGCCAGTTGTTGCCAAATCAATTTGAAGTGCTCCAGAAACAAGTATTGGGCTGTTAGAGATAGCCAACGTGCTGGATGTGGCCCCAACAGATGTCACAGTTCCGCCAGCAGTACTAGACACGCCAACGCTAGTAGCTGCCGTAATTCGGCCAAAAGCATCTACACTTATAATTGGAATCGTAGAATTGCTGCCGTAAACATTTGAAACAACTCCAGAAGTCTGAAGCGCAATTGTGCGACTTTGAGCAATTGTTCCGCCGCCAGTTAAGCCACTGCCAGAGTTAATGCTAATTGCATTAAGTTGAGCTGTAGTCAAAGCCATTACTTGCGCACTGTTTTGAAGCGCAGCTAGCTGTGACGTGTTAGCGATTCCCGCAATCTGTGTAGTGGTGGCAAATCCAGAAACTTGACTTGTAGCTAAAGCTCCAATGGAAGCTGGAGTAATTGCAGCGATTTGCTCGGATGCTAACGCCAAGACCTGTGCGCTATTCTGAAAAGCCGCAGACGTTGTCAGGAGCGTGTACGCAGACAACTGCGCAGTCACAAGAGCGGGCACATTTTCTGATGTAACTCCACCAAGATTAGACAACGCAGCAGCGGCTGTGGTTGCCCCAGTTCCTCCATTTGAAATTGCAAGTGGAGATGCAGAAGTAAGTGCAGGTTGTGCGTTAAGTGCCGCTAAAGCTGCCGTCGCGCTGGTCGATCCAGTTCCGCCACTCGCTACAGGGACAACAGGCAACCTAGCAGTTCCTAGTGTACCGCTAGTAAGCTCAGAAGCGTTGAGTGTTTTTACCTGCGAGACATCGCATTTTTTAGTTGTGCCACTCTGGACAAGAACAAGCGTGTCGGTGAGCGCGACCGTTGACGCTGAAGTTAAATCTGTGATTCTAATGCCCATAATTAACCTGTGGTGATACGCTTGCTTTCTTCGTTGTTAAGATAATTTCCGGCTTCAGTCAATACTCTATATGTAGTAACTGGACCAGGAATGACGGCTTGTTTGCGAAACTTAAAAGTTTCCTTGCTTCCATTCACGCTTATACGCGAAACAATCTTTGCTCCAGGAGCTGCTGGCGTGCCGTTTCTTTTGATGAGAAATTTTCCAATCATACTTAGTATGTGTAGGCCATGTTTATTTTCTGAACTTGACCCTGCTGGCGAATAAGAACATCAATCTGCTGCTGTACGGCCATCTCAGCAATTTGGTCAAAAACAACTGCTTCATCCGTTCTTCCTTCTGACTTTAAAAAGTCTGAGCTAACGCCGTTTACCAAGAAGTCCTTAAACCTGTATGGAATCGCAACAACCTCCCAGTACTGATTAGGCGGATCTGCTGGAGCAACAGAACTTGAAGCAACTACAGAGTTCCAGAAGTTAGCCTTAGTCCCGCGTCCTGCATTTGTTGGTTCGTATGCTGAAGAAAATTGAAGCGTGTCGTAATAGACTTGAGAACCAACAGCGTAAGCAATTGCGTTTTCAAATTGATTGCCAGTCAACCTTGGAGCATCAAGTCTGTACTGTATGTGTTTTTCTCCATTCTGCAAAAAGCGAAGATAAGTGACATCTACAGTTTTTGTAGTAGACGGAATGTCGTCTATATCCTCCACAGTGAAGTCTACAGGCACAACTCGTGTGGTTAGCCGTGGATCTCGCTGCCAAGCCGCAAGTCCCTGCAAGGATCCTGTTGGCATTTGAACAAGGCGCTGTGGGTTTTTGTCGAACGTAATCGTGCTTGTAAGCTTTCCATTTGCCCCTTCATAAACTGAAGGAAAACTTAAAACGCTTCCATAAGGCAAAACTATAAAAACAGAAGAAATATATTCTCCAATTGTATCAGTCAAAGTGGCATAGGAAGACATTTCTTTAATGTCAGCTATGCTTTTGGTTTCCCCGTTATAGGTGTAATAAAACGGGTTCTGAATTTCTATTTGAGACTTAACGATAGTTCCAAGCCTGTAAGCGTCTCCAGAAAAATCAGCGAGGTAAACTCTTGGAAAATTAGTGTCTAACTTGAGTTCTAATTGCTGCGTGTTATCACTAGCCTGCACCCACAATGGAGAATTATTTTGAGCAAGAAGATCGTCTTCTGTTTCTGTCTGTATTGCTGGAAAATCAACTAAAGCATTTAATAAAATAGGATTGCCTGGAAAAGTTTTAATAAACCTATTTGTATCCGGCCATTCTTCGCGATCCCATATTGTTCCTATTCTGCGGGACGTAAAATCTCGAATAGAGTTAAAACTCTTGTTATTTAGCGTGCTTTTGTCCAATCCAATTAATTGGCAAACTTCAGACAAGATGTCGCTAAATGGAACAGCTTTCATGCGTAGACAGTACGGGATCTTACGTTAGTGGATGGAACCCAACCTACACTAATTTCTTTTGTGCCGCCAGAATTAACTTTGCACTGAGGATTATCTCTCCAGAATTCAGCAAGAAACTTTTCGTCATCCCAGCATTGGTATCCGAGTTTATGTCCCCAAAAGTGGTACGCTTGCCCAGGAATGCTGCCAACCTTCTGGCCAATGCCGTCAATCGACTTGTGGCGCATCTTTGTAAACTTGGCAGAGTTCTTGGAATCAATCTCCGCCTGAATACGATTCATTTGCCAGCCGCGACGAAACTCTGTTTCCATTGCAGGAATTAGACTAGGGTCGATATCAATCATAAAATGGTGTTCTCACTCTCCGAACAGTCACACCACTCGCCGTCCGGGAATTCCCAGACCATGCATTCCGTTACACAGAATGGCAGGTGTCGCAAAATTGTCCCTGTCTCTCCAGAGTGTCACGCCTAGCGGGCTTCCGGCGTTCGATCCGTCCTAGTATACTGCGGGAACGGTCACATATACTAAGCCTACGAGCTGAAGTCAAACTTGCCAAGACCCAATGGGTTCCCAACAACTAGACCGCAGACGGCTTCTACGACGCGAGCAGGACCGCCACCGAAGTCAGGCAGTGACTGCACAGCGGCGACGTTTCCACCGTAGCGAACTTCGATCAAGTCCATGTTCAGGACAAGACCTTTGTACGGGGTGACAGTCCATGTACCAGAGCTAATCGTGCCAAGGAACACCGTGGGGTGCAGCTTGACCGTACCAAAGTCACCCTGGAACACGTCCACGGACTGGATGTACGTCTCAGCAGCAGCATCGCGCTGGAAGGTCTGCACCTTCGTTGCGCCTGCACCAAGAACTCCAGCAGTGGAGGTCGTAGTCAACTGAGTTGTGCCAAGCAGGCTGGTGAATGCACGCTTCAGGTCGGTGCCAACAATGGCGTCGAACGAGCGGTACTGACCAGTCTGATTGTAGATACTCTTAAGCAAACCCTGCACATCCACGTCGGTCAAACTGCTGGCTGCTCCAGTCAAGATCGAGTCCGTAGGAGTACGAAACTGCGAAGGGATGTCGCCGGGAGTTGGGGTGCCAGTACCAGTAGTGCTGATCCAGGTCTGAATCCCTGCCGTGAGGTAAGGAACAGATCCGTTATCCTGCTGTGCAGTCTGGTTCGAGCAGAGAGTCGTCTCAATCGAGCGTTTAGCCTGAAGGATAGACTTGCTAACGTTGTATGCCAGCTCATCACGGACACCAGCCACTTGGGCAATGTCAGTAGACAGCTTAGACACACGGACAGCAGGCATACGGAACACCTGCGCGTAGTTTGCCAATTCGGCGCGGTATCCCACGTCCCAGTTGGTGTATGCGCTAACGTCCGTGCCGTCAACCGTGCCGCCTACTTGAGGCGCAGGATTGCTATCAGCCTGCCAGCGGAAATACATATTCCCGGGCTTGCTGCCTTTACGAGCCATAGACGTGAACGGCGTGTCTTTTGCATCGACAAGCGCAATCATGTCCATCAGATCTTCGCGTTTACCGCGACCACTAAGATTAGGTTCAGTTAGAAGTGCCATAATACTAAATAAGTTGAGTTAAGTTACTGAGTTAAATTGGGGCTTACACAAACCCCATTGCTTTTACTAGGTCACTCAATCCATCTCTGCTTGAAGTATCCTTAAGAAAGGACTTTTGTGCTTTAGAAGATTCATCCTTATCAACTTTAGGAGGAGCTTTGACGCTTGGCTGTGCTGGCGCTCGCTTAATTGGCGCGACTTTGGCCTTTCCAGAATCTCGTTCTGCAAATACCTTCAGTCCCTCAATCAATGCGGCAACCAGATGCATGTGGTCCGGGCGGCGCTTTACTTCAGGAAAATCACGCAATACTTGCTGCGCTACCCTGTATTCTTCGCTTTCCGGCTTACGCATCCAAGGATGTTTAGCTGTCAGCACTGGCTCAATTTGAGACTTTTGGTTCAAATATTGAAGCCTTGCTGGCAACTCAATTTCCTTTCTACGTCTAGCCAGCTTTCTCATGTCGCGAACCTGATGGTTGTCTAATTCAACCTGATTACCTTGCGGATCAGTAATTACACCGCCATCTGGATTATCTTCGCACCAATCCAACACATATAATGCTCGCTGAAATTCAGCGTTTACTTCCTGAACGGAACTAAGCGCCTCAATAGCGTCAGATACGGTTGGCGCACTGGTTTGCGGAACAGACTTTAACGCCTGCATCTCGCGCTCCATCTGCGCTAATCTGGCTTCTCTCTCTTCAAGTTGTGCCTGAGCGGCTTTCTTCGCAGCAACTAATTTGTTGATACGCTTCTGGACGCCTCGGCTCAAAGAACTCTCTTCAGGCTCACCTTCTTCATCGGTGGACTGATCGGCTTCCGCTTCAGCTTCCACTTCCGAGTCCGTAATTGGCTCCTCAGTGTCTACGTCAGCCTTTGCCTGCTCCTCTTTGGCTGGAGCCGCCTCCTCCTCGTTTAGGAAATTGGATTTAACGAAATCAGCTAGGCTGTGCTCGTCAACCCTTCCGAGGTTATTTGCAACGGGTGTACTTTCTGCCTCCTGACTCCCGGCGTCAGGCTGTGTATTTGTGTTATTCATGCTATAACGGTAGCAAGCCCTTTATTTAATCAATCCAGTAACGCTGGAAGGCCCGTTAGTGGCTTTATGCCAAATCTTCTTCAGGAGTCAAGCCATTTAATTGTCTAGCTTGTTTTCTTAATTCAATAAGTGTGCTCAAAACTAAATTAATCCCATCAGCTTGCCCTGCTGTATGTATTCTGTCTTCTCCTTTGCAGTCTTTACTTATGGCAATCATCCAATGCTGCTCTTGTAGCTGCTGAATAAGTTCACAAATTTCTGACCAAACAATGTTTTTCCCTGAAAAGCCAAAGGCCGCCTTTTGATTTTCCGTCATATTACTGTTGCGCCTGCTGTGCTACAGGAGTTACGCCAATCCGGCCAATCTGCGCGTTTTGCTGTTGCATAATCGACATTTGCAAACTCTTGACGTAGTTATCAAACAGCGCCTTGAAGTTCTCATCTTGTTGCAGCGCAGCTTGAGCCTTGGGGTTGGACTGCATGATCTGCTGTGTGTACTGCAACTTGGTCTGCGCCGTAGGATCGTTCTCTTGGTACAGGGCTTCGTTGCCAAGTAGCATGTTGCCGATGTCGGACTGCACGTCCTTAAACATCTGCTTGCTTGCGTCCTGAGGATTGAGGATCAAGTCTTTCGCCACCTCTGGAGCGATCGCCTGAATCATCATCTCGGTGAGCTTGTTCCTGTTTAAAACTCCACCAGTGTCGAGTTGAGCGACCTTGGTAAGGAAGTCGATCTTCTGTGCAATGTAATCCTTGTCTAAATCCATCACGTCAAACTTGACCGTAAGATCAAACTCGTTATGGATCTCAGACAGGCTTTGCGGCAACTGCCCGCCAGTGATGCGCTGTATCTCAGCAGGCGACATGTACTGACAGCACAGACTGAACATCTGCCTAAAGATTGTACGCCAAGTTAGCAGCCAAGTGTTGACCATCATCTGTTGAGACAACTGCGTCTTTCGAGGATCAACTTGTCCATTCAGTGTGCCAAAGTAGGCTGCATGGCTTGCTTCGACGCGCTGAATCAAGTTAAACGCCACACCCGGCTCGCGGGCTGGAG